GCCTACCTCTTTTTTGAACGTGGACGACATGTTTTTATCGTTAGCCGATAGTATGGCTTCAATGCTATAGCTTTCTGCCATATGTGTACCTCCTTATGTTCGTCTAGTTCTCCTTTTCCTTCTTTTTCATAAATTCGCTTACGCGATCCAGTATGGACTTTTTCTTTGTATTCTTTTCACTACATAACCTTTCAAGAGCCGCATCATAATCAAAAAATTTCTGAAAGGTATCAAATACTTCTTTAATCTTATTGCCTGACTTTTTCTTGGCCTGAGCGGTCATATTTAAATAGGCTTGAAGGTGTAAATGATAAAGCTGATCTACTTCTGCAAATTCGAGTGCTTTAATCTTCAATCGATATTCCTTAGGTGTAAGTGCATCAACTTCACTTAGGTCTTTAAAGTTAAAGTAACGAAAGCAGTTAATCGCTATCTGTTCATACTGTTCATTGAAATCGACCTTTTCTATGCTCCCTGAGGTGCTCTGTTCTTCATCGGAATGTATCCTGTCTCCAATAGCATTTTGCTTACGATTGTATGAGATACATTCGCAGTAGATAAAAAATCAAGCACGCTATCTACTAGAGCTTCAATATCTTCTACATCAACGATATATTTTTCTAGATCCTCTTTCTTTACTCTTGGCTTTTGTCCTGCATTCATAGCCATTAATACAGTTACAAGAGCTTCCATATCGCCGGCAAGCATAAAGGATACCTGATACGATAATCCGACATCTTTTTTTACGTTCTCATCAACGCTGACTTTTACGCCCTTGTTGATTTCACGTAAAAAAGCAAAGTCTGCAGTAAATTCATATAGGGTTCCGTTAATTTCAAGTTGTAATGGTTTCATTTTTAATTCTCCTTTTCTTTAATAAGTAAAAGGACGTGCTATATCAGTACGTCCTCTGTATTTGTGTTAACTATTTTGCAGCTGCTTGAGTTGTATCCTGGAATGCATACTCAATTAAAGCTTTCTGTTCGGCTGTAACTGTTGCATATCCATCTGCGCCTTTTCCTTCTACCTGGAATGTCAATTCCAATTGTGCTAAATCATCTGAGGCAGAAGTTTCAGTCTTTTCAGTCAAATAGGCATGATAATAAGTTGCTTTATACTTATTTCCAGCACCTGAAGTCTCTGGCTCTTTCATGTTGATTTTCCAAAGTTCTACTTTTTTACGATTTTTCAAGGCGCTTGTTAAATCATCAATCAAAGTGTCTCCCTTTGATAGAATTGAAGACGCAGTAATTTCAATAGACACGCTTCCTGTTTTGGCTACAACACCATCTTTGGTTTCTGTAGTATCTGAATCTGCGGACATTGATTCTTCATTTTCTGTTGTAAAGGCTAATCCCTTTGCAGCTTGACTAGATGCTTTTTCTAATAAACGATACATGTATACAATATCGCTGCCTTGTACTGTTTCTAATACGGCATCTGCGAAAAGCTGTAAATCAAATTTAAGCATTTCTTGTTCCTCCTGTTATTTCATATTCAAGTTCCAGGACACCATGCATTAATGGCTCACTGGTTGTATTGTCAGACAATATACGTTGTTCTATATGTCTGATTCTCCAGCAGTAGTTCTTCGTTTTTTGAATTCTACGTGATATATCCTTGACCTGTAGAAGCAGATCAGATATAGTGCCACGTTCTCGACAATTGTTATGCCATAAATGAATAGTTTGGTATACTCTGCCTCGAATCATGGTTTTATTGTCATAAGAATCAACAAACTGACTGTCTGCTAGATAAACAAAAGGGTAGGCTGTTCCTTCTGGTGGCATAAATCCATCGTAAACACCTACTCCTTTTTCTTTAAATTCTTCTTTTAACTGTACCAGTAAAGTGCTGAACAGTTCCTGTTGTGCATCCATTTATATTCACCTACTTTACTAGTTTCTTGAGATCTCTCTCGAAAATAACTTTCTGGTCGTTATAGGCAGGTCTGACAAAAGGCTGAGCACTCATAAAACGTGTACCGTACTCGACATATGGACTGTAATGTGTTCCAGGTCCTGCCTTGTAGGCAAAGCCACCATCGATTGACTGGCCCCTGATACTTTGCTTAGTAGCACCTGTAGAGTAGCCTCTGTCAAACACAGCATTACGTACCATTTTAGCCTGCATCTCGATGCCGTTCTGTTTTACTACAGTCTTGACATCTGAAAGAGTCGCATTGTCCTTTAGTGATTTCTGAAGTCGCTTCAAGCCTTTAATCTTTACTGTGGCCATTACTGAACCTCTGAAAGAATGAAAGTCTCTTTTACTCTTAATTTTCTTCTGTAATCGACTTTGTATCTTTTAGATCCAATACGAATGAAATCAAAAGAATAGTTATATGAATTCTGGATATGGACTGTTAGAGACCCTTGTCTAAGTTTTCCGTAGATTTGCATGATCGTCTCTGTCTTTGTATCCATTACAGATGCATATACCTTATCTTCTGGAACTACATCATCGTCATAATTACCAGTCTCGGAATTGTAATCACCGCGCACAAGATGTTGAAAAAAGATAGGAGTGTCATATCTCATAAGAATCTGACCTTTCCTATCTTTTGTTCCTTGTTGGTACTTCTCCAGGCTTCAATATCGTCTTCAAAAGCCTTGAAATCATTATCCTTGAAGTTCATTGTCTCGCCTTCAACCGCATGACCAGAAAGTCCTTCTGAACCAATACGATTGAATCGAGATACAGATACTTCAGTTACGATATACTCAAGTTCTTCAGGAACCGTTTTTGAGCCTAAAAGAGTTTTAAGCCGACTCTGTGTCAGTTCAACAATAGCATCTAACTGCTTATCTTCCTGTCCTTCACGACCTAAAAGGATCTTTACGTTGTCAATTACTGACATGTTCTACTCCTTATTCTGCTTTAACAGTTACAGTAGTAGAGCCTTTAGCAGTTGCACAGTATGCAGCATCTACATCGACTACAGTGATTGTCTGAGCAGCAGTTGCTTTGATTTCAGACTTACCATCCCATGCAGACCATCCACGTACATTTTGACCTAATTCAACTGTTGTTTCTTTAGTGTCTAATTTGTATTTATATGAGTGACCCTGTGCTAATTTTCCTGAAACAGTAATCTTAGTCATACCAGCGGCAGTACCTTCTGCAGAGTTAACTGTTAAGCTTCCTAAGGTTGCGTCTGAGTTAACGACTGCGATGGCTTTCTTGTTTACTTCTGGAACGTATTCACCAGCTTTACCTGCACCTTGTAATGCTAAACCATCGAAATCTTCTGATTCGATAGTACGTGCAGTGTTGATACCTGTGAAGCATTTACCAATACCTGCGATATAAGCTTTGATATATTCATTTTCTGCGAAAAGTTGAGTAGGAACTTCTTCGATATCGAATCCTTTAAAGCGTAATACATCACCATTATCGATATTTACTGATGACTTCTTGCTTGAAGTAGTTAAAGTACAGTCTTGGATGATTGCATATACATCTGGACATACTTTAGCTTTACGTGTTCCACGAGCGCCGATATCAGTAAAGTATTTATTCAAATCATTGAAGGCTTTGATTACTGAAGCTTCATTCAATGTAGTAATCTTAACTTGTTTTCCTGCATTCTCAGTAATGTAGTCGCCATGCCAGGCGTTAAACAATTCAATTTTTGCGATGGCCTGCAATTCTAATCTGTCGTATACTGCACTTTCAACATCGTTATTTACTTTGTGGTAATCAATTCCTTCATGGAATGCCCATTCATGAGTATATGGAACATCTTCATCTACATATGTGATTTCTGTACGTTCTCCAAATCGTGACGAGTTACCTGTACCTTTTCCAAAGGCTACATCTTCATCTTTGCTATATTTATTGACTACGACTGGAATATCTGAAGTTTTTACTGTAAATGCAGTATCTGACTCTCTAACTCCATCTAAGGCTTCCAAGTCACCAACAAACATGTCTCTGAAGTATGCTTGCACACCGAATACAGCTTGAATCAATTCTTTAAATTCTAATTCATAACGACGTGCTGCTGTTGATCCATCTGCGAACATCTGTAAATTAAATGGGTTTGCTTTTGCAAATAAAGCTTTGTTCATATTCTTAATCTCCTTATTTCTTGTATTTGTTCAATCGTTTTTGAAACTCTGATAGTTCATTTTTGCCATTGTTAAAAGACTTTGGTGTTTTTCCAATAGCTCTCTCGGCTTCAACGGCTTTTCTGTCGGCTTTGATAATAGCTACAAATTTATCGATACGACTCTTTGTAGTATCTGCATCATCACCAACTACGAAGTCTAGAATGTCCTGTGTTGCAGTGATATTGTGATCAGACTGCAACATATCTGCAGCTTGTCTAGATAGATCTGCGTGTTCCTGAGCTTTTTTCAAACGTTCATTTTCTGCACGCAAATCATCCATTTCTTTAGCTTTCTTCTCTTCTTCGTACTGTCTTTTCTGCTCTTCATTCATTCGAGCTAGCTTTTCCGCTTCGGTTCTAGCATTCTCGATCTGTGTAGCAGCTGCTTCTTCTGCTTCCTTACGAGCTTTGTCCTCTGCACGTTTAACTCTTTTTCGAATGATGTTATCCAATTCTTCCTGAGTGTATGTTTTAGCCGCTTTTTCCGGTTCGTCTTTTGATCCAGTTTCTGCTGGATCTGTTTCTTGTGCACCCTCAGCTGCTGGGTCCGCTTCCGGTTCTGCAAACAATTGCAAGCTGAATGGATATTTTAAAGCAAAATTTAATGTTTTCATTTTCTTGATCTCCTTCTTTTTAATGAGGTTATGTCCCTCGCCATGAGCTTTTTAGGTCTTCAAAGTTTGGACCTTTAAAACTTTGGCAGTCTACGAGATGCGATATACACCTTGTACTGCCTTGATCGGCCACAAAAAATGCACCGTTGACTACGTACTTCAACGATGCACTCTAATTTCCGATCATAATATCTTTTTTCAATACGCTCCTCATATCTGTGATTACACATCTTTCAGTTCCACGTATTCCGGATACGCTTCTTCTGTGCCTTTGCAGCCTATTCTGAAGAAACTTAGCGCTAGTTCTCCAGCAAGGTCTAATTCCGAGATATACAACGTCTTGCTATCTTCATCAGGCTCATCGTAATATCTGCAAATAGCATCGGATGTTTCGTCGATTGAATTGGCCAATGTCAGGAAAAGGACTGAGATAGCACTGCAGACGATATCTCTTCCTCTTGGAGCGTAACCTGCATGGCCATGCATTTCAATCAGGCAATCACGTTCTGTCTGTTTAATTTTTATATTGATCACATGGTATCACCTGTTTCATTTTGGTATTAGAAAAGGCCACTCGTTTGAGTGACCCAATTTTTTAAAATCCTGGAATAATGTCTTTTACATCCTTCAGGGTTTTCTTTACTTTTTGAAGCATAGAATTTTCAAATAGGTATTCAATACCTTTTGGAGTAATTAAAGCCTTGGTTAAATCTCCCCAGCAAATACCATCTTTTGTATTTTCTGGATCAATTCCAACAATATAGCCATCTCTTAACAGAGCTGCAATAATGTACTCCCAATATGGCTCTGGTAACGAATATTGAGATGCCGTCAAAAAGGAACGTTCTGGCTTTTCACCTTTTTTCAAGCAATCATACAAGTACTTAAGCACCTGATATACAATTACAAAATAATCATCTCTTGCCATGGTACATCTCCTTTTTCTACAGAATAACACCTAGCAAAGAAGATAGCACAACGTTAAAAGAATCTTTTACAAATTCGGAAGCTTTTTTCATACCACTGTTTTCTTCCAAAAAGATAACACCTTCATAGGTAATCTTGAAAGGTGGATTTGTTTCGACATAGAATTTAACGTCTTTATACTTGTTTTCATATATCTTAAACCCTTTGATGTAGCCGTGGCTTACTAATGTGGAAATAACTTCCAACCAATAGCTTTTAGGAACATCAAACAGTTCCGAGCTATAAGAAAAGTCTTCTAGCTTTGCTTCTTTACCAAGTTTCATGCATTCATATAAATACTTTAAAATCTTGTACATCAATACCTGCATATCATTACTAGCCATTTTTATTACCATATCTTTCTTTACCTAGTTTTCATTCTCTTCAAGATCTTCTGGAATATCAGGCAAATCCGCAAATGACTGATCCGGTGATAATCCCAGCCACAATTTCAATTGTCTTTCTTGTTCTTCTTCAGACCCATCTAACACGTTAGTATTTAGCTTTTCATCCATTCTATCAGTCCTTTCTTAGATGCTTCTTTTAGAGTTTGACTAATTACTTTATCATATTCAATTTCACCTTTATTAGAAGTATATTTTTTAATATTTCGTCGTACTAGGGTTTTAAATTTACCCTTATCAAAGTTTGCCTTATCTAGCAATTCTATATTACCATTATTTTTTACAATAGTTAATAGCTGAACGTCCTCATTCTCATAGAAAAAAAGCAAGTCATTTATAGAATAACTATTATTTCTTGGATGATTGTGCGCTACATAAGTCTTAGGTGAAATACTTACACTTGAAAAGATCAATTTATCATCAGAACCATATTTTGTTTCTTTTGGCTTAAAGTCAGGAGTCATTTTATACCCTACTTCATTTGATTGGTTGTGAACTCTAGATTCTTCCAATAATCGCTTGTGAATCGCTTGTAATTTTTTAGCCTCTTTTTCAGTAAGTCTAGTAAGCTTCATAAGTGGGACCCTATCTATAGCAGATTCGGTTATTACTGTGATTGGTCCTTTTTTATTTTCATGCAAAGCCTGTCTTTCTTTCCACTCGTCAAACCTTAAACTGTGTTCTCCATTTGCTAGACCATCTAGCCACTTTTCATACTCCTTACGGTCTGAATGTGGTGCGAGCGCACAATGGCAATTTGGATGCCTAGGTGGAGCATTCTCGCCTATCTCCATGTCCTTTAGTTTGAAAATCTGCTTATCCAGTACCTTGCAAATAGGGCATACATCTTTTAAGCCACATGCAACATATTCATATTCATCGATGCCGTTTGCTTCATAAGACTCAGCCTGAGCTTGTATACGTACTCTAGTTAGCTCTGTACGCAATAAACGCTCGGCCTGGTATCTTGTTACGTCAAAGCTCTTTCGCACCTTAGGAATAAATTCTCTAGGGTTTCTGCCTTGAATCAAAGCTGTTGACAGTATTCCGTAAAGGTCATTTTTCAATAGGTCCTGCTGCGACCAGATTCGTTCTGAAAATGTAGCATTTTTAAAACTCGAATTTGCAATTGTCTTTGCAGTTTTAGCATTATCAACAATTGTATCGCCTAGGATTCCTGCGTTTCGTTGAATCTGTTCAAGTGCAGCACCTTCTAATTTTTCCTTTGTGAAGGAAACAAGTTCATCACTGCCAGCGGTAAGTTCTAAGCCTATGTTTGCTTTTAAAAGTTCAAGTCGGTTGACTTTCATGGCCAGATTGTAAAGTCTCATCTGTTCATTAGCTTCTTTTGAGAAGTCCTTTTCTTTTACGTACTTCTTGGCTTTTTTCTCGTATTCCTTTATGTCGATATCAGAGGCCTTGCGCTTAGCTTCGGCCATTGACATACCCTCTTTGTTTGAATATCGAACGAAGAAGGACTCAATTTCTTTGTTGATCTGGGTAAGCATCGTACTGTAAATGTCCTGGATCTCCTGAATGTACTCGGCTTCATCTTTTAAATCTGCTTTCTTCCATTCACGCTCTCGCTTTCTCCAGTAGTTACTGCTTTTGCTCATCCTCTTCGTCCTCATCAATTAGCAAATCTTTTGGATCAAAGGAATCATCACGGTTTTGCATCTGTTCTTCATTTTCTTTTTCAATTCGATCCAGTTCTTCCTTAGGATCCGGAACATAGGATAATAAAGACAATTGTGTTTCTTTTGATACGATACCTTCTGCATCTCGTGCGGTCTGTGTTTCTTCCTGACGGTTCTTAGGAAGGTTTCTAGACATCTTGATATCCATGTCCATCCAGGCATCTTTATCTGAAACGTTTGTGTTCAATGAACAGAAGATTTTATATCTCTTTCGCATTGATTTCTCAATCTTACGATCAAAGCCAAGTGCCAGGTTACTCATAGCCTGTGTTTTGTAAGCTAAGGCTACGCCTGAGGTAGACTGGCCATAGTTTTCATCCGAGATATTCGCTACCATCGAGATCTGATAGATCAAACGTTCCAGACGCTGTAATAAGTTCTCTTGGGTTGCGTCTGCCGTCGGCTTGGTTAAAAACTGTACCAGGATATCCTTTGCATCATCTGTACCGTAAATATTAATCACTCGATCATCGCGAATTCTCTGTACCCCGTCTTCATCAACTTCGGCACCTAGAATAGCTAAATAGGCTTCTGCAAAGGCATCTACATCGTTGGCTTTCTCACTGATTGTATGGTTGTATTCTTCAGTTAATCCTGTGATAGGCTCATACAGACCGATACGTTCTTCGTTCATCTTGTATTCGACAACTGGAATGTATCCGTATGGATTTTCATAAACTTCACCAGGTACCTTCACACCCTTTTCGAATCGCTCGATACTGTTTCTAGTCAAGATTTCACCATACAGATTGCCCCATCTGTCTTTAGTCGATAAATCACCATCGGTATCATGATATCCATATCGCACTGCAAACAAGGCTCTGTGCTTAACCGTATCATCGTAAACCACGAACATTTCATCAGGTTTTACAACGGTCATCTTCGTTCGTCGTTCTTCATCCTGATAAAGGTACTCAAAGGCATGACCATAAATGCACACATTCTTGAAAAGCTCGAAGTCATGATCTGTGATTTCATTATCACGATCAAAGTTTTTCAAAGCTTCATTAATAGTTTCATCCTCATGTGATTTCTTAATCGGGTTACCATAGGCATAGCCCATGAAGGTATCCGTAATATATCGAGGGAAGTTGGCCACAAGTCGGTTATCCGGTTTCCAGGATTCCTTTTCAGGTTGCTGATAGATATTGTGAAAGCCTTTATACAGATTCTCTAAATAAGAATAGCGTCTAATTCGCTTTGCATGCTTTTCAATATAGGCCTTTACAATGTTCATAGACACCCCATTGGCCACCATAGCTTCGTCGATTACCAGTGGATCAGGTAATACAAAAGGCTTATTTTTAACTTGACTCATAGGTACCTCGCTTTCTATTTAAAAGTCTTGATAGTAACTCTGCCCATTGCGTATTTCTCAAGCGCATAACGCATAGCATCCATCAAGTGGTTAAAGTCATCAATTGGCTGGTTGATTGAATTTCCAAACTTGTCCTTGTCAAAGGTATAGTTCTGTATTTCTGTTGTAAAATTCACACATCTAGGGTGTATATAAATCGTTAAGCCCTGGATGTACTGAATACCATGTGATATTGAGTCCTTACCTTTAACAGCAGCTTTTGCTTTCAAGCCATAGCCTCTCAATTCTGCAATTGACTTAGGTTCTGCCGAATCACAAACAATAGATTCTTTCCCATATCCCATTGACACGAGACGGTCGTATATCATCCGATTGGTCAGTCCCTTTTCATATAGTTCATCCCAGATGTACAAAGCCTTGTTTTTCTCATCCAGGAATCCAATAAAAAATGCAGTAGGATCATTCGTGTAACCAAAGTCCATACCGCATACTGTTTTATAGTTGACCATGTCAGTCAGTTCAAACCGGTAATCAATGTGAACATTGTCATAAACAAGTCCTTCAGTGATTCCCCAGTTTCCTAATCCTGCGACATTGTATCGTCGTGGATTGTTGATCTTCATATTTTCGAATAAGCGTTTATCCGCTTCATCAAGCCATTCGTTACAAGTGTAGTTCGTAGTCTGTGCCAGGATATCTGGATTCGAGACATCAAAAAACTTCTTTTTTAACCAGTGTCTCTCGTTCCAGGGGTTGAAACTGATTACCCATTGCTTCCATAAGTTTGGTGGAAGCTCACCACGAATGGACTCATCCAGGGTATCAAAGTCTGCCTCTGAATTGACTTCAAAGGCTTCTTCCAGCCAGGCCCAGCACAAGTAGCCATAGTCTACTGTAATAGATGTAACCTTCAATGGATCATCTAGTCCTCTAAAAAGGATTTTCTGTCCTGTTGGAAGGTAAGTAGCTTCTAAAGGTGACTCTTTAAAGGACCACAGACTCTCAACTTCAAGTCTTCGTGTAGCCCACTTCAAGTCCGTCCAGCATGAGTCCTTCAGGGTTCTGTAGGTCTTACGAATTACAAGCAAATTCGATTTATCGTACTTCATCATCAAATAGATCCAGCGTAATGCTGTAGTTTTTGATTTCTTTGAAGCACGTGAACCCTTGATCACGTTATAACGTCCTTTGAAGTTCCAGAATTTCTTATATCCTCGGCCTACGACTTTGGCTATGTTGATTCGTTTCTCCTTGAATCTACTCTTCAAGGTCATCCTCTCCTTCAAAGACTGGAAGGACTACATCGGCCTGCACTTTATCAGTAAACATGCTGTATCGTTTACCAATAAGCTCCGCGGCTCTTAACCGGTCCTTTTCAGATGGGTTCTTTAAAGTGTGCTCAATGTGTGACACACCCTCACCATCACCAACTACAAGGACTTCTTCAGCCTCTGCCTGACCTCGCATGACCTTAGTAAGGTATCGCATGACCTCTGTCACATCGGCAATATCGTCGGCTTTGATCTGTTCCATGACCTGATCAATATATTCCTTGACCTTTGGCATGTTACGCAGTTCGTAGCCATACTTGCTAGCTGCATCACGACGACCCTTGTAACTTGGATATGCTTTCATGACGGCTTCTACACTGTTCATATCTTTCAGGTATTCGTGGACGAAGATCTTCTGTTTCTCAGTCAGTCGAACAGATCCACGTGGATGTTTTGCTTTTGGCATACGTTACCTCACTTTCCAGCTTGCTTCGGATAGACAATCAAAATAGGCTCTCAAGGTGAAAGGAAAACGAAAAAGCCCTTGATTGCCTATCCCAGGCAAGCAAAATAAAAAGCCGAGATTTATCTCTCCCGACTTTTGTACGATACCATTATACTCTGTTGACACGCTTAGTTTCCTAAGTCTTTATTTCAAAATCCTTGAAATGAGCCGAATCATCTTGTCATATACATTCGAGTAACCATACTTGTACTCAAGATGTCTGTAGGGCTCGCCGTTTACGAAGTCCTCACTGAAGGCTCTTTCGTTATCGTTGCAGACTAGCTGCAATCTTTTATAGTAGCCTTCGGCTCTAGCAAGGCACTTGATGTAGAATGCCTGTTCATCCATTAGAGCCTGTTCATCAGACAGTAGTCCATTCACAATCGTACTTTTTTCCTTGTGATTTTCAATCTTGACCCCTTCACCACCTAAAGGGCAGTGAGGCGTCTGAATATCATTGATCTGATCCGTCAGGTCCTGTAGAAGGATTCGGATCTCTTTCAGTTTGTTTCGATAATATCGAATTGATTTTAATTCCTGCAGAATATAGACTGCATCTTCTCTTGTCATCGCTTACCCCCATGATTCTAGTAAGCATCGCTTCTATCGAAGTTCGTCCATCGATACTTAATACAGCTGTCCAGTCAGACTGAACGCAAACAGTTTAATGAGTAGTCCTGATATATTTGTGATCAGGATGTAGAAAAGGAATATCAGAAAGGCAAGTGTCAGACTGCAGACAATTGCAAGTATTATAGCTTTGCTTTCTTTCATACTATTCCTCCAGGATACTGAGCTGTTTCGGTTCAACGCAGAACAGGGCTCCGTCTGGAAACTGGATGTCCATCAAAACAAAGGAAGCAGTCAGATCGAATTTGTATTTTCTTTTACAAATGATTTCTCCAACTTTGTCTAAATAATCCCTTTTCAGTCTTCCGGTTCCTGCAACAAGTCCATGCTCATATCCAGAAGTCAGTTTAATTAGCTTTGCTTTCATGCTACCTCCTCAGGGCTTCGATGAGCCTCTTTTGTGTTACATCCTTTTCATCCAGTGCCTTCAGCATATCCTCATCAATGGTTCCAGGAACTATGATCTGATAGATCGACACATTCTCTTTCTGTCCCTGCCTGTAGATTCTGGCATTTGCCTGCTGATACAGTTCAAGGTTCCAGTTAGGTAATGTGTACCACACAGCTATGTGGCCACCTTGTTGAAGGTTAAGACCATGACCGGCGCTTGCTGGATGGATCAGAAGGACATCAATATTTCCGTTGTTCCAGTCTCGGACATCTTTCTCATCGCTCAGGGCTCTTACGTTGAGGCCCTGAGCCTTTAAATGGGCCTTTATTCGTGAAAGCTCATGGCGGTAGTAATAGAACACCATAACCGGATTTCCGTTAGCTGATTCAATCAGATCATCTAAAGAATTCAACTTTGCATCATGTATCACTTTCGTTCCTACATTGTCACCAAATTCATCCTTGATATAGATTTCTCCTGAGGTCATCTGCAGCAGCTGGCCACAAAGGACTCCTGCATTCACAGCCATCAGTTCTTCATTGCTCTCAAATTCTAGCACTTTTTCGCGTTTAAATGTTGTATATGCTTTCATGGCTTTTTCTGACATGCTGGCCTTGACCTTGATGTACTGAACAGGGGGAAGCTCAGCACAGTCTTTCTGATCAAGGCTCATGCAGATATCACTGATTCTTTCGTATATCAGTTCTTCGCAGCCATCACGCACTTTCCAGTCGTACACGACATGGCCATTCTGTCTTCCTGGCTTAAGATACCTGGCTCTGAACTCAGACAATGTTCTGCCAAGTCTTTCACCCTGATCCATAAGATAGATCTGGGCCCACAGATCAGGCACTCCCTTGGGGGCAGGAGTACCCGTTAGACCTATGAAGCGCTCAGTCAACGGCATCATCTTACGAAGTGCCTTGAATCTTTTGGAACCTGGATTCTTGAATGTGGAAAGTTCATCGATGACAACCATGTCAAAATCAAACAGGTTCTGTTCTACAAGCCATGTCACATTCTCTTTTCCGATAAGGTAGATCTGTGCATCCACCTGTAATGCCTTCTTACGCTGTGTAGCAGTGCCTGCAACAACTGAAAACTTTATGTCCTTAGTATGAGACCACTTCTGTATCTCGTCTGGCCATGTGCTCTTTATGACACGCACAGGACCTATGATCAGTATCCTCGCTACTTCGATACCTATTAATTCATTCAGTATCGTAAGTGTAGTTACTGTCTTTCCTGCACCCATAGGAAGAAGAAGACCACATCTTTCATGATCCAGGCCGAACTGGATAGCCTTCTTCTGATAGGCATGCGGCTTAAATTCGATCAAAGTGCTGCTCCGTTGGCTCGATACCGGATTCAAGCATTGCTGCAAGCTCATTGACCTGTTCCTTGGTTGAGATACAGAACACCTTGATACCTCGGCTTCTTATTCGCTTGGCCATCTTCTTCTGAAGTTCTCGGGGTTTGCCATGTGGCTTTTTCAGTTCAACAAAAAAGGCAAAGCCTCTGTAGAGTATGAGTCTGTCTGGTACACCGGAAAGCCCTGGACTTGTAAACTTCATCGCTAGACCGCCAATAGAGTTGATCTTATTCACAAGATAGAGTTCTACATTTGATTCTGTGATCATTGAAGCCCCTCCCTGTAATTCTTCATCATGCGTTCCTGTTTAGCCTGGATGATGTCATTGATCTCATCATCGCTTATGCCATAGTAATATTTCATCTGATCCATGACGATCAGTACATCAGCCATCTCTTCCACAAGATTGGAACGTAAGCCTTTATACTCAAGTGGCTTGGTACTTTTTTCAGGATATCGGATCAGCTTTGTGATGGCCTTCTGCAGTTCAGACAGTTCTTCAACGGCCACAAGACTTTGCATCTCGATGCCGTACTGTCCTATATAGACCTTGTTTGTTTCTCGATTCATTGTTTTTACCTCCCTTTCTATGTCAGGACACAGTGGAAACGAAGAAACGGTAGTCCCAACTTTTTCTCTATATATATCATATTTACTATATATTGTTACGCGCGCGTATACATATGTGCACACATTATATACATTTATATATATTTATTAAGTTAACAAAATTACTGTTTCCACTGTTGCTTTGCTATGAAATAGCTTTTATTTAAAACAGATTTGCCGACAACGCTCTCAAATTTACTGTTGCCATTTTTTATCTTCACTGTTTCCTTGGTTTCCATGTGATTTTTTTATGTTTTTTCACAAATTGTCGTCATTGTTGCCCACTGTTGCCAGAAGCACGCTTTTGGAAACGGTCCTGTTTCTAATCTTTGTGTTTGATCACAACACAATTTTCCAGGATTTCCTTCAGTTCTTTACCTGGATCCACATTCTTAAAGTAGCCTTTTTCCTTCATGCACATCAGATTACTAAACTGCTTGAACGTGCCTAGATAACTTTCCTGAACATAGGCATCCAGGATATCCCATTCAACTTTTGTCAGACGATAGCGACTGTCTTCGATATACGTACATGCCATCCAGTATATTCTAGCAGCAGCACAGTTACCCTCGTCTCCAAATAGACATCTATCACAATCTACTTCTCCACAAGCGCATAATGCCTGATCGTCCTTTCTGATACAGAAGGAATCATAGTCCTCAATTTTCTTAATCTGTTCAAGATAATGTTCTAAGTTTGTCTCCTTAGTCATAACAAATTTCTTCTTTTTCATTTTCACTCTCCTGTATTCTTCTGTAAATTTCTGACTCAATACTATGCACATTCAGCTCCTCATCTTCACGTGTCTGTTCTCTAGTTGTATGCCATAAAGACACCATCAGTTTTTCCAGCTTCCTAAGTGCATCCTTGCTTTCAACCGTCACATGCAGCCTGATACCTGCATCTATAAATTCTCTGTTCATTTTGTATCCTCAAATCCATCATAGGCGCTTGCATACATGCATCTGTACGCTAATAGATCCTTATTTCTTTGTTCCAGTTCATACATCAACTGTTCATTCTGGTATTCCAGACTGTTGATCCTTTCGGACACGATAACGGAATACAACATCATCGCACCTAGCCCTCCAGCAAAGAGCCCAACCATAAAGTAGATCATTGGATCACCTCACAGTTTGCTAGAATGTCTTTAACCAGCACCCTACTATCACATTTAATATTTTCGAAATAGCCCTTCTTCTTTAATTCACCAATCAAATACACTGCTGAAAACCTAGCTTCCTTTTCGAATATTGTATCCAGCATATCGTATTCGCTTTGTGTTAACTTGTATGTTGGCTTTTTGTACGGTTGATCAAACCATTTTTTTATTTTGCTTTTACCAATGCATTCACCGTTCTCCTTTGAAAACTCACAATCACTACAACTTGTTGTCTGGCATGTCCTAATTTTTTTGTCAGCCATGGCTAAATCATCCATAAAGCGCTCCACTATATCATATTTATAGTGATCTAGATTAGTCTCTTGCGGTTTCTCTTCTTCAATCCAACCTAATTCTTTAAACTGTTGGATGACCGCTTTTAATTCATTTCGTGTAGTGGTATGAGCTACTGACTGATATCCTGAACAAAATTCCTTTTCCTTAAGTCTAAACCTGAAAAATGTATAACCACACACATTCCTTGAATACTTTATTAAATCTTGGTTATTCACTTCTAATGAATAACCAAGATTCTCAAACATTTCTTTTGCATTCATCATAGCCACCCCAGTTCTTCTGCCTGCTTGTAAATAGCCTTTAATTCATCAACTGTTAAACAGCCGTTATCTTGAAAATTGCCTACGATCGTTTTGTCTGGATAATAAAATTCAACACTCTGGTATGGCCCTTTATCATCCTTTGTCCGATAGTATAAAGAAGCTTCACAGTAATTTCCATAAAGCCCCAGCTTTTCAAACATCTCTTTAGCTTTCACCATCTTCTCCTTCAAGATCTTTTATAGCTCTTTCCAAGAGTTCGATTTCATCATGCAGATCATCAACTTTATTACCTAGCTCAAACACAATTATGTCCTCGACCTCTTCCATAGCTTCCTCAATTGTTGAAGCTAGCAGATAGTCCCAGTCATCACCAAGCTTTCCAAAATATTCACAAATATAGTCATCCGTTTCAGGATCCTTTGAAATTTTTGCTATGACTTCAGGCTCATAGAACCGGGTATAAAACAAAGCATATGTCCCATCTTCATCAGGAAACCAGTATTTATTTCTTGAAATCATAACCAACCTAGCTCCTTCATCTGCATGTAAATTGCTTTTGCAAATCCAGGACTAATTGTTGAATAACTTAGCCCGTTTTGACTTGGGAACGTTACATGTCTATTTACGAATTTAAAATAATTCCATGGATTACCTCTTTCAACATACACAATGTAATCATCATCGAGTTCTCTTAGGTATCCAAGTTTTTCAAATAACTCATGAGCCATCATTTTATATATTCCTCCAGGTCATCCAGTGCATCGTCTACCTGTTCCTTGATGTACTTTAAGCAGTGGATTGAAACATCACCACTACTCTGTACTGAGCCTTCATACCTCTTGATCTTATAAGCCTCATCAGCAATTATTTCTACCAGTTCTCCGGTTAGCATGCATAATTCTTCTAAATTTTTTACCCGATCAGGATCAATACTTGCATCTCCAATCGTCTCATAATTTCCAACCAGCTTCTGTACGATTTCTAATTTATTTAGATATTCTGTATCTGAGTACATCGTTATTTTTCCTCTTCTTTCATCGGCTTAGGCAGTGGCATCCAAGCAATAACTTTAAGATCATGTAGTACTCGTCTTCTCTCTATGCGCCATTCACCATCCATTGTGAATGATGTTGTAACAGTTCTATGGCTATCATCATATTCAATAGATACAAGTACCTCTTCTGACTTTGCTCTCCATAAAGAATTATTCCATTGATCTGTGCCATAGTATTTAGCAAAGGCACTCTCGTATTCTTTCGGAAGTCTTTCAGTTACAGGAATCCATTCCAATGAATCTGCTTTATCAACTAATTCTTTCAATATATTTAAATCATGAAGATATTCATTTTGCAGTTGCGTTCCGCATTTGTACAGGTCGTTCATGTCTACAACACCATCACCACCATCATTTTTGAATGGGCTGGTTAAAACCATTCCTTCTAATCTTTTTAAAGCTTCTTGATATTTATTCATTTTCATCTTCATCCTCTTCTTTCATCTTCATCCTCTTCTTTCAACTTCTGCCCACAGAATGGACAACGAAGGTAATATTTGTTTCCGCGATATGATGGAATTGGCACAACTCCATGCTCGCAAGTTGGACAACACAGCATCAAATCGCCGCATGGTCCAAACTCAATATCAATAGGTTTCTTTGGTGTTTCTTTATCCGTTAGATTTCTCAATAATTGAAAATATACCTTTGCACGAGCAGTCTCTTCTATATCTGCTGCTTCGCACGCAAATTGATGTTCTTTTTCAAGAACTTGCAACAATTTTTGATATTTATTCATTCCCATCTACCTCTAAATATTTTTCTAGATCTATAATAGATGCAACAAAATCATCAAAATCACATGCTGTAAGATGATCAGGTTCTGTGTAATGAACTAAAGGACATTTTTCGCACCCACCTTTTCTACATAAATAGACTTTAATGAATACATCTATCAGATCCAGGCAAGTGTCCAGTGTTTCGATATCCTTTGCTTTGTTTCCTATTTCTTTTTCATACAGATCAACTAATTTCTTTGTATATGAAGCGTACTCTGCGTTTTCAGTCATTGGATCACGATATTTATCACTGATAGAATCCAGCAGTTTATACAGCTTATTCATATTCAATTTCTTCATTTTCTTTCTCCTGTCTTTGCATATTCTAACGATTCAATAAACGATTCATACATTTCGATTTCGTTATCACAACACACAATACAGCTAGCATATCTTTCAATTAAAACACTAGTATTTTCATTAGCACTTCCAATTAAAGCAAATTTATAGTCTTCTCTATCTTTTCGACATTTATCTATTTTGTCATTGTATGTTTCAATTAACTCATCAATTCTTTCTTCAATCATCTCGTCCACTAGATTTTCACATTCATTTTTAATTTCTTCATATTTATCACCGTTATAGCAAAATTCACAGAATCTGCTCGTGCATCCATTACCTTTATAACAATACATTCCAGTTATCTTTTTATGCCCCTTTGCCATTAAAAATCATCCTCCTCATCAGGAGCATTATTGAAGATATCCTCAATCACTTCAGCTAGCTGCTTTACATGTTCTTCATATTCTTCTTTTGCAATATTCTCAAATTCATCTATCCACTTTCTAGGTAACCCGTATTTCTTGTTGATCTCTTTAAATTCTTCGAATGTCATACTTTGTCCTCATGCTCCTGTCTGTGCAGATCAAAGAAAACAGCTTCTTGCAGTTCCTGCAGTGACTTGTCTCTTTGCAATAGTCCCTTATTAATAAGCTCCTTATACTTACGCATATAGAAGTCTGACTTCTTCAGATCTTCTTCCTGGCCCTTGCTGGCGGCTCTGTAGCGGTACTTCCATACATTGCATAGACAGAAGGCTGCTACGATATCATCACCAAACACAAGCCTCATCTCATCAAGGCATTCTATAGCATCCTCTCTGCAGTAATGCTTAGGATGATTGATCATATCCACTTTGTCACCCTGTGCTATCTTGTTCATTTCAATTGCCTGCTTGCAGTATTCATTTGCTTTTGTCATATCAGCAACCTTCTAATCTTTCCACAAAGTCCTTATTGATAGCCTGTTTCATCTTTATGGCTTTGTCGATCTTGTGAAGGATTCGATTTACTTTCTTTTCTGTTAAATATCCAATAGGATCACCGATCATTCCATTATCAGCACCTATAAGTGCTAACTCAAATGGTGCATAAGCGTCTCCATAAGTTATAATTTTTCTTTCAAGCATATGGCAGATCACACTTACTTTGATATCACCAAATTCATAGAGCCACTGATTACGATTATAGTGATCTGCAATTTCAGTATGATCTTCTGTAAAAGTTTCAAAATCTGTGTGCAATTCAATTTCTGGATTCATTGTTTGTTCTCCTTTTCAAATAACTTCTTAATTTCAGGCCATCTCTTATCCAGCACAAGAGCTGTAGCCTCGCAAACGATAGACCATCTTAAAAGGTCGACTGTGGCAAATGGAAGATCCTTCTTGTTGTCACTGCGGTTCTGTCCTGCAGTCTTCTGTGATGTCATGTGAATCAGTTCATCAACTAGACTTTCCAGGCCTTCCGGGTTTCCACTACTGTTCTGTCCCTTTTCGAGAAAGTCCCACATCTTGTCTTTCATTTGTTCTTTCCTTTCTTAGCAATCGTTGTACCAAGCCTAGCAAGTGCTACACCAGACCGTGTCAGTTCCTTATCATCTGTATACAGCCTTTTTCGAGCCATATAAGCACTTTCGGCCTTACTAACGAGAATAAGATTATCTAGGTCATAGTTTCTTCTATTACCGTCTAGAAAAGCACATTTATATCCTTCAGGGATAGGCCCATGTGCTTTTTCATAAATAAGTATGTGCTTGGCCTTCCAGTTATCCTTTTTCTTTCCTTTGTACTTGTCCGCTATCTTTACATACACGTAGCCATCCTTGCTCTCAGTCTCAGTTCCAATAGGGCACCAGTTATCTGGCCTATGGCCTCTACTGAAGCTTCCAATATTACCACCAACATTGAACATGCCTGTAGTACCCTTGTTAACTGGAACATGACCCTTTTTAAACCGGGCGTCCCAACTTGAGACGATCTTGTAGTTCTTCTTGATGGACTGTATCTGCTGACGTGTATAGTTTGTACCCCATCGTTCATTGAACATCCTCGCGATTTCATCGGTTCCTCTTCCGGGAGCGATTTCTCTTAGATATTCAATCTGTTCCATAGTGTATTTTCTACAGCTTCCAAGACATCGTCCTGGGTTGATACCACTTTTCAACTTATGATTATGCTTGTAGGCGTCTATCTGATTTTCTGTAAAGGAAGTACCGAAGTGCTCATTTAGCATTTTAGTCACTTCACTAACTCTTCTTCCCTCAATGATACTGACCAGGTAGTCATGCTGCTCTTTACTGAGTAAATACTTAGGCATTATCCTATCTTCTTTCTGTCTTCGATTCTTAACATCTCAGGTACCTGACTAGGGTCTCTGTCATCCATTGCATACTCCATTTTCAGCTTCTCTGCTTTTAGCACTGTATTGGCATTGGCAATAATCATACCGGCAACACTTTCAATTGCCTTGCTTCTCTTGATCTGTTGCTTCAATGCCTCACCATGCAGATCGTCATCATTTAGACGCTCGATCTGTTCGAAGAGAATGTTGTTCAAATCTGTTAGTTTATTCTCCATATTTGTTTTCCTTTCAAATTGTTGTTACTTCTTTGGCCTTAAATAGACTCTTTGTTTTCCATAGGAAGCACCGCGCTGTCTTATGGATCCAGTACGCTTCCAGCCAATGTGATCCATGATAGCTTTCAGTTCTCTTTGATCTGAGTTTGAGAATCTTACTTTTACATCGTTGAATACCTCGCACCATATCTCTAATAGACTCACACAGTCACGTTCTTCAATGCCTTCATTCTTTGGATTCTCAAGCCACTGAACACGAGCACCCACTTCCATATCCAGCCAGTTAGCCGGAAGTTTTCTATCCAGGTACTCACGAACCATGTCCTCACGCACACTTCTGTATGTGTACTCTTCCTGAGCCTGCTGAGCTTCTTTCAAAAGTTCTCCATCCAGGAATAAAGGTTCATGCTCCTTGAATCTCTGCTTTGCTTCAGCAAAGATCTGATCACGTTCTTTAGGAAGCTGCGTGAATACAACCTTTGTTGCACGCTCTGGATCTGTTCCAATTGGCCAGAAACGACGGTTACCTGTGTAGTCCCTTAAGAACTCTGTGTCATTCGTCGTACCGAAGAAAACACACTGTCTTGGATTGTCCGTAACTCGTCTTGCGTAGGCCTTACGGTATCTGTCATCACGTTTTGAGATAAATTGCTTCATGGATTCGATGTCTGCTTTTCTAGCTGCAGATAATTCAGACCACTCAACGATCCATGATCCATGCAGTGCCTCATATCCTTCTTTTCCTGCAATCGTAGTGATTGAATCTGAGAACCAGTCACCACCAAGGATACTGAGCATATGTGATTTACCGATACCCTGCTGACCTACAAGTACAGGCATATAGTCCATCTTGCATCCAGGTACATAGATACGGTTCACGGCAGCCGTAATCGACTTACGGGCTACGGCTCTTGTATAGGCACTGTCATGCGTTCCAAGATAGTCGATAAACAAGGTATCCAGTCTAGGCACTCCGTCCCACTCAAGACTGTCCAGGTAGTCACGTACCGGATGAAAGCTGTTCTGTTCCTGTACGTAGGCTACAGCATCATCGATCTTGCCCTTGGCCACGATGTGATAGGTCTTTTCAAGATAGTAGCGAAGCGAGGCATCATCTGTATCGTTCCAGGTCCTGTCAGTTGGGTTGAACTTCCACCATGGAAGACTTCCTGTCTTGACCGGCTTTTGAGCAAACAGATCATTGCCGCCGATGGAGTCCTTCAGTTTTGGATCACACATCAGGATCTTAACGATGTTGTCCGTAGTCATTCTGAAGTTTCCATGTTTGTCGACATCCAGGTTTTCAAGCCAGTTTGCTTCGTCTTTACTTGGTTCTACTGTCTTTGTACTGCGTTCCTGTGTCTCATCGGCAAAGTCATTCTGTATTTCATTCTGCTTGCCTTTTGCCAGCTGCTTTCTTGTAAGGTCATCCTTTTGCATCATTTCAACCATGAAACCATTGGACTCACTGTCTGTAGCATCCGGCCACAGATGCAGTCTTACAAGATCGTAGGCATTGCATAGCATCTGTCCGGTTGGATCGGTATTGTGGTTACTGTAGGCATACTTGTCTTCATAGATAACAAGACCTCCGGCAGTAGACCCCTTGGCATAGGTGTAGCGGTTCGCATCGTTATCCACAGGTACATAGTCCTCCGGAATAAACTTAGCGATTGCTTCATGTATGTTGTAAGCTCGGCAGAAGGCACCAATCCATCCGGATTTCGTTAATGGATCCTCCTGCTTGCCTGTAATCTTCTTATGTAATTCAGTTTCTCTTGACGAACGTGGCCAGAAGCTCATGTCTGTCCAATCGTCTACATTTTTCAACACGATATCCACATTGAGCAGTATGCCGTCAATCTCTTTGAAGACATAGTCTCCATTGCTTGAAGTCGATGGCCAGAACATCATACGAGCCGGCTGATAGGTCGTATCATCAAAGATATCCATATCGATTCTTGAGGCGACCCATCTGGCCAGAAACTCGTATTCATCCGGATTCACGTTCCTGGATAAAGGAAGGATCCATCTGAACTTTGGATGTTCTGATGTATGCTTATGTGTTGAATAAATACATCCTTTAAAGTTTGCTTTCTCATTGATCAGATCAATGAAGTTACCAGGTGCAAAGTCTGCATCCAGTGTAATACAGCTTCTGGAGATAACTGACTGATTGTTTCGTTTCCCTTCTCGTAGTTCCCCTGCAACAAAGCCTCCTACATCCTTGATTTCTGACTGCTGGTCTCTTGTCATGGATGCATACTGTGCTACGGTCTCACTTGTTCTTTTCGTAACGCTCAGCTTATCCATCAGAGCCTGCCACGACATTTCATGGTTGTAGTACTGTCTCTGTCTTCGGTTCTTACATGTGGCAATCTTCATGCGTTATCTCCTTTCTGTCTGCTTGTTCTTATCTTTCATTCGGTTCAGAATATTCTTCTGATCATTTCTGATTGTGTTTACAGAGTCCAGTGTCTCTGTACTGACTTTTTTGATATTCTGGAAGACCTGCATGGTCTCCTTTGATAAAACAGTATCCTGTGCAGGTTCTTCCATGGTCCGGTTCAGATGAGCCAGTGACAGAGCGATACTGTCCAGACGGTTGCAGATGCGATCTCTTGCATTGTCTATTGCCTCGATCAGACGGTCTACATCATCCATACTGGCCATATCGTCCTGCCTTCTCTGTTCTGCGGGTTTATTTAAATAACAGAGTCTTTGTTCGATAGCTTTTACCGAGCGCCCCTGAAGCAGAGTACTGTACGTACTGTGTATCTGCTTTGCGTTCAGTCCGATAGAAGTAAGCTGTCTTAAAAGTTTGTCCTCTGCATCTATCCATTTAGCTGACATCGTCATTCTCCTGTCATGCACCAAGTCTAGGTGCTTCTGCGACATCCAGTCCAAACACAAGCTTCAGCATCCATATCAGAAAGCTAAAGACAAGTACCCAAAGGATGCCGACAATGATTTCTCTTTTATATTTCTTCATACTATTAATCTTTCTTGTAGTAGGTACTTGTAAATCCATCACCCACAAGGATCAGATCCGGTGCCCACTCAATAGGTTTGGCCATTACTTCCAGCAGCTTTTCAAAAGCCTCCTGTTCAATGCAGGTATTAGCTTCACATATGACCTCATCATGTACATGCATGACACAGTCAACGCCTATAAGGTCACAGCCTTTCATCGTCTCGCATAGACAGTCTCGAGCAATGGCCTGAACTACATTTTCCGTAAGCTTACCGCCCCACGTGTTAATCCAGCACCACTGACGTGTAGTCTGATTCAAGCCCATGAACTTGACCTGGCCTTCTTCGATACACGGCGAAACATAGGCTATCCTTCTTCCATTAGGAAGCTGGATGTACACATTGCCGTGTGACTTGAATACAGCCATGTTGCGGTCAAGCTGTGTATAGCCTCCATTGATAGCCTTCTCAAATGCATGCCCTAAGGCATACCAGAAATTAGGAATATTCGGACTGGCCTGTCTCCATTTTGTTACGATCTCCTGCTGCTGTTCCGGCTCGATCCCCATCTTGCTGGCGCCAAAGGCTTCCAGTGCTGCCGTTCCGCCACCATATCCAAGTGCCAGCTCGGCGATCTTTCCTTTCTGCCTTAAATGTCCGTTTACCCCATGTTTCTCAACAGGAACACCAAACATCTGACTGGCAGACGCACAATAGATGTCGCCTCCGTTTTTGAAGACATCCTGGCGCCATGTTGTTCTCGTTAGCCATGCAATCACACGTGCCTCGATGGCACTGTAGTCGGCAATAGCAAATACGGTTCCAGGACGAGGTATGATCATTGTTCTTATCAGTGTTGAGAAGACATCGTTCATTGAGCCGTAAAGAGCTTCCAGTGTTGGCCAGTCCTTCTGAGCTACCAGATTACGAGCCGTCTCCATATCATCAAAAGAATTTCTCGGGAAGTTCTGTGGCTGGATCAACCGACCGGCCCATCTTCCTGTACGGCCTCCAAAGAACTGGAAGCATCCTCTGACTCTTCCATCACCGCATGCAGAACGGATGAAGGCCTCATATTTCTTGACACTTGTCTTTCCAAGTTCCTGACGTATCTCAAGAACTCTTCTTGCATCATCGCTTATATCCTCTTTTAAAAGGTCCTTAACGACTTCTTTTGTAATACTGTTCACTGTGATACCCTGCGTGTCAAACAGCCACTGTTTCAACTGCATGACACTCTGTGGGTTATCCAGCTTTGTAATTTCCTTAGCCTCTCTTGCAAGGCTTTCACTCAGTTCTTCATGGTAGTTCCATATAGACTGGATCAGGTCAACGGCTACCTGGATACCTCTGTCATTGATATGCTGGTCCATGTACCAGTTCTCCCACTCGAAGTCAGGAATCTCACCCATGGCATCCAGTGTATTGTAGATAGCCTGCTCAGACTCAACATCACGTTTGTTGTACTCGATGAAGGTCTCCCACTTATCCGGTGCATGCTTTGGAAGGTTGACCGTTCTTCCGCCATTGGCCTTAGTTGGCCTGCAAGGACAGCAGAAGTACTGGATCAGGCGCTTACCGGTTGCTAGCTTGACTTTGTCCTCATCCAGTCCTAAAGCAGGACCTAAGGAAGCAAGAGCACCAGGATAGCCATGTTCTACGGCCATGATCATCGTATCCTTCCACTGTTCAGGTGGAAGAAAGCCTTCATAGCTTAGCTTTTTGTCAAAGTCCTTCGAGTACCAGTTATCCAGTACCTGCAGGTCTTTTAAATGTCTTGTCAGACAGACTCTTTCAAAGTTGGCATTATGGGCTACCTTGATAATGTTCTCATCTGTAAGTGCATTTAAAATCGGTATAGGAAGACGTCCTCCATTGGCTATGTCTATCACAGTTACTGGTTCATCGTTGAAGGCATATCCAAATAAGAGAATCCTGAAGTCAGGACTCTCTGCATACTTGTATACTCCGCTTTTTCCAAGATCTACACTTGAATAGGTTTCCAGGTCTATATGAAGAAGATTCTTATAACCAGCCATTGTCATCAGTGCCTTCTACTTCATCTGCAAAATCAGATGTACCAGAAGCACGACCACCAAGGTAGTCACCATCCATTGTCTTCAACACGTTAGACAAGCCGCAAGAGATTCCGCCTGTTCCCTTGATGTATGGGAAGAAGTTGAATGTGATCTTTCCGTAGCATCCTGAATAGACTTCTGATGCAATCTGTTCTTTAGGGATGATCACCAACTGACCGCCCTGGATCTTGCATACATCCGGTGCTGTAGTCGATTTAGCACTTAACTTGTACATTCCCTTGTAGTTTGCATCCAACATTAATCTTGGATCCTGATCACAGTCGACCAATAGTCCTTTATCAGGGCCCACAGGACGGATGAAAGGTGTCGCCTTTGTCGCAAACGAGTTACCATAGTCGTTGATACCTTTCTGTCTAGCAGCATCATAGTTAGCTTTGATCGTATTCAATGTAGCCTTGTCTGACTTATCGATCAGAATGTCCACACTGTATTTCTTGTTAGGCCCATCTGCATATGCATATGGTTCTGCCAAATGGCAGAATGTGAATCTTACGACTCCTGTTTTTGCTTTTTGAATTGTTGACATTGTAATTACCTCTACTTTCTTTCTAATGTCTACTGGACTTCATCCTGGAAGTCCTCAACTCCGGTCTTAACGATCGAAGGACGCTTGTCTGACTCTTCTACTAATGTCGGTTTTCCTTCGGGCTCGTTGATATATGGACTGGCCAATTCGGTGAACTTCTTCTTACCGACAAGCTTTTCCAAATTTGTGATGGATAACAGCTCCTTTGGCTTAAGAAATTCGTCTTCCTTAAACCCTTCGTCAATTAATAGCTTTTGCACGGAATCCGCGTCCACGATCTTTCGACTGCTTCTTCCTTCAACTACCTTGTAGCCTTTGTAATGAACACCTGACAGAGCCTGGTTCAAGGCAAACTCCTCGATGTCGGCACACCATTTTTTCATCTCACTCAGTCTAGGAAGCAAGGATGCGACCTCATCATCGGTAAGAAGCATGGCATCATAGAGTTTGTTCTGTTCTGCAATCGCAACGTTCATCTTGGCTCTTTCCTTACAGTTGGCTTTCACCTTGCAGAACTGACACCACTTGCCCGCTTCCTGTTCTCCCTGGCCATCCCAGGCTTTCTTGGCTGCAGGCTTGATGACATTCTCCATGTAGTCACACAAGTCTACGGTTGAGATCTCATAGGTACTGATATGATCCAGACGAGGCTGGAAGATATGTATCTTCACCTTGTCAAATGCATAATAGGCTTCATACTCATGAAGAGCTCCTGCTGCATAGATCAGCAACTGAGAGTTATGAGGTGCATATACAGGCACTCCTTTTCCATATTTAAGGTCGATAACGTGCAGTGTATTGTCGCTTACGATAACGACATCACTTGTACCAAAGCCCTCAGGAATCCATGGAGTCAGATCCAACTGAACCTCAATATCCAGTTTGGCGTCCTCACATGTCTTCTTTTCTGTGTTCAGAACCTCGATAACGTAGTCACGATAAGCGGTAGTACATTCATCCATTTCGCCATCCTCACATTTCAATTTCCTGCGAGGATGGCCTTCTACATAGTTACGAAGCTTCTCTTCGGCTTTCGAGTGAGCCAGTGTTCCTTCGGCTGAATAGATACTGGCTTTTTCCGTCACATGTTCTTCCAGTCTTGCCGATGGTGTACAGTGGATCCACCGGTTTGAACTGGATGCGGAAAGGACCGCATGTAAACTAGGCATGCAGTACCTCCCACAATTCCTGATGACGTTCTTTAGGAATATCTGTTAATTTCTTCTGTCCAAACTGAGCAAAGATAGCTAGAAGCTTTTCAAGTCCATGTGTCTGCTTGAATTCAGCACAGGCTCCACGTAACTCTTCAAAGCTGTGTTCTACTGTCTGAGGTTTTACTGCTTCAGCCTTTGCAGTCTCATAAACAGGTTCTTCTTGAGGCACCCAATTTTTGGCCATCGTAATTTCATTCTCAGTTGCCTTATTCTTTTGAGATGGAGCTTTTTTATTCTCTTCCCAGGCAAAAGTTTCTGGTTCAGGTAATGGACCTAACGAATCCATTCCTTTCACATCTAACTCTTTGGCTAGATCCAGGATCTTCTTGGCATTGTCAATCTCTTCCAGACTGAACTGCATAGTTAACTGATAGTACATTTTTATTCATCCTCCTCTACGATTGTGTTTTTGACATTCTCAGCGTGTTCAAGCATCATTTGAACAAAGTCATTTGAGAGTCCGCTAACCAGTTTCTCAATACCCTTATGGGTTTCAGAAACTTTTATACCGGCTAGGTAGCAAAGTAAAGCCATCTGTTCGTCGTTGTAGTCTGCACCGATTACAATATGACTTTCCTTATCACTATGACTGGCTATCTTTGCCGTGATTGTGAACAGGGTCTTGTCCTCTGCATCTGTTGCTTTTTCAAGCAGTTCGAGTTCTTCTTTCAACTCTTTGATTCTTGTTTTTAAATCATCATTCATTTTTTCTGTTTTCCTTTCTAATGTGATATAATGTAGGAAGCTAAAGACATTTCGAATCTTAGCAATGAGTCAGCGTTTCGTCCCGGTGACTCATTTTTTTATGTCTTCTCGAGTCCTACAACCTGAACACCATGCGTTGTGATATAAATTTTTAATAGGAAGATATTTACAACAAGAGCAACTTAGTCGATGTGTATTATGGATACTGGCTTGACCTGGCCAGTATGCACAGTGTTCAGGTTGTAAGATTCGAGACGCTTCCACGTTATTCATCATTTTTTCTTTTCTAGTTTTTCCTTTTCCACATTACGGATAAAGTCGATGACTGACTTTCTTAGTACTTCTTCAAACTGTGGATCATTTGAAGCAACTACGGTTACACTCAATCTGGATCAAACCTCCTTTCTATAACTGAAGCGACTGGATCGTACTGCAGACAAACCATGTGCCTACAAGGCAGCTGATCACAAGCAGTACTCCAACAAAAAGCACTAAGTTAGCAACTGTCTGCTTTCTTGAGACTGCCTTCTCTCTTTTATCCAGTTCAGAGTATCTGTGCATCATTCTTGTATACTCTGTTTCATGTGAATTGTTTGCGAATGGAGCAAGCTCACACTGCTGTTCCATAATGGCATCGGCCTTCTTTACGGCCTTTGCTCTAGATGTTGATTTTGCGGTTGGCATAATGTTATTTCCTTTCTTATCTCCTGATATAATTAAGTCAGGAGGAATACTTATGAATACTAATTTTGAAAATATAAATCTTTATATCCGTGAACGATATAAACTGTTCTGTTTGCGCTGGATCAAGAAACAGGTAACGGAGGCCTACTTTGGTAAAGAAACTACCAGAAAGCTTGCTGCATTACATTTTCTTGAGGCCCGCTATGAATTCAGTGATACAACGAAGACTAAAGTCATGAAGTCCACTTTCTATGAACTGACGGATACTTACTTCAGATACTGTGTCTGGAGAAGAAACCGATTCTTCTATGGAACACTGTGGCCGCAGCTTGTTGCAGGTATCACATCTCTAATAGTCTCAGTACTAACAGTAGTAGTACTAATGAGCTTAGGACTGCGATGATCAGATGATATTGCAGTCTTTTCTTATACAGAACCTGGAAGAACTCTTCTGTTGCTTCATCGATTCCATATTCCTTAATAAACTGTTTTCTCAGTCTTTCATAATCTTCTTTTGTTTCGTACATATGTTTCCTTTCTTATCTCTGAGCGGCATTTGTGGTGCCACTTCACTAGGACATTTTGTCTTTTGCGAAAAGTTGGTATCTTCATGTCCTTGCTAAAAGCTTCTGGATCTCTGCTAAAGGGTTTTATTATATTTTTTTGACTACTTTTTCCTTCAGTTGCTTTGAATGTGAGGTAGATAGAGCGCAGACTGAAAGAGCGTCGTCATATGACTCGAACGAAATTACAGGACCCAGTATCTTGCGGCGACAGGTTTTCCTTTCTAACCTGGGAAATGGCACCGCAAATACCGTTCAGAGAAATTTCATATTTATGTGTATTTTTGAAAATTCGATGATACTATCTATCCTGGAAGAAAGCTTCTAGTTACATTTCAAATGCGCTTTATCAACTTTTAGTTGATGTCGTCTGTGAATCTGTAAAGAAAAGTCTTTTTCCACACAGTCCACAATAGTGATCCGTTTTTAATACAAGGTTTGAACAACTTGGGCATTGAACAAGATTCTTGTCTTTTAAGATAGCTTCTTGTTCTTTTTTTGTTAGTTCGGATAATTTAAGTGCCATTTCTATTCTCCCTTTGTATGCTCGTAGCATACTTCTTTCTAAAGTCCCCGTGATCTCTTACCGAACGTCTCTAGAGCTTTTGAAAGCCTATCATTTGTGGCTGACTTCTGAGAATGACAAGTAGACCTAGCAAGTTCTTTTCTGTCTATCACTAAAGGCACATTTACTCGCACCATTTGTGCCTTTTCCTTCAGAATTCTTCCCCTGATGACATTTTCTTTTCTCATATAACTTCTTCCTTTCTGTTAATTTCCATATTGTGATAGTATTAATATGGAGGTGATTAAGTTGAAAAAACTTTTGACCTTCCCTATTCTTCTGGGATAGTTGAGAACTACATTCTGCGTACCTCAGGCAGTACCAGACAAACAAAAGTCGTAAACTAGGAGAGACTGTGTCTTTATGGTCTTTACTGAGAAGTTTCAACGATCCATCCATCTTATAGGGGTTTTATAGCAGAGGCGAACTGCTTGAAGTTGATGGTATCAACAGGTTAAGGGCGTTGAAGAAGTAAACAAAGAGTGCGCTGTCAGTTCCTTAACAACTGGCAGTTTTTATTTACTGAAAAACAACTCGTCAATGTTCGCATCTGGAAATCTGTCCTTGAACTTAAGCAGGAATGCATAGCTCGGTTTTCGATATCCCGTTTCAACCTTGCAGTAGTATGAAGGTGAAACATGTATCTCCTTCGCCATTTCTTTCTGTTCCAGGCCTGTATGGTTTCTGAAGTCCTTCAGCTTAGTGTCCCCTTTCACACCAGGCTCTCCTCATCCTCGATATCTTCATCCTGTCGGCCGCTGCAGAACTTGTTGATGAAGTACACCTGACCTTTGCCGGTCACCTTCGTTGTTCTTGTTTCAAGAGGGCTCTTGTCTCCGCGCTGTACAGTACGTACTATGATCTCAAACAGACCAAGCTCCAAGGCTCTCTGTGTAGGCTCGCATGAACCTTTGCAGATATATCCTCTTTCACGCATCCAGGCATATAATCTCTTCTCACCGATCGCGAATCCGTTCTGCTTGATCAGATGGGCAAGCTCTCTGACCAGGATGGCCGAGTCACTGGCAACCACACTCTCTGCGAAGATTACTTTCGGTTTCTGTTCCTCTAATTTATTATTCTTCTCTTCCAGTTCCTTTGTCTTCTGTTCAATGAGCTCTTTCTGCTCCTTGATCATCGTATCGGCTTCCAGTACGGCCTTGGCTAAAAGCTCTTCTCTTGATAAAGGCTTTGGAGCATACTTTCCAGTCTTTCGGATCTGTGGTAGGACTTCACTCGTGATCCAGTGCTTGAACTCCTTGGCGCTTGGAAGCTTGCTGGATAATATCAGTGAGTACAGTCCTGATTCGTTGATTAATGTTGGGTACTGCTTACGACCCTGTGTGTCTACAATATATGGGGTAACGTTTTGGACTCCCATTATTTTGTCTTCATCATCAACATGTCTGGCTAGTGCATCATTTAAATTTGAGTATCCTAAAGTCTTAGCTATATCTTTACCAACAAACCAAGGTGTCCCATTAATAACAATTGTTCGTATTTCTTTTTCTTGATATTTAAATATTTGTTGCAGGTCATTCAT